TGAGTTATCTTTAGAAGATTTTTCAGATGGAACTTTTGCAACTATAAACACTGCAAATGCAAGTGCAAATAGACCAGATGGTTCTGCACCTCATGCTATTTCTGAGTTTTATAGTTATGACCATGATTTAACATCGTCATCTTGGGGAACTAGTTGGAGTGCTAATAGTGTTAGTATAGCATCTAATCCAGGTGGTACAAACTATTACAATAGAAGTATAACTTTTAGTGGTTTTACTAATGATGTAATAGATATATACTTTACTGTAAATAGTGGAACGGTAAGAGGTAATTTATCTGTTGCTGTTTCTACTTCTGGATTTCCAAACAATAGTGCAACATATCATGGGGTAGGTAGCAGTACTGGACAATTTACAACATCAATTAGTGTAAATGGTAGTGGTACATTGTATTGTAGGTTTAAATATGCACAGCACGGAGCATTGCATGAAACAAGCAATAGAACAATTAAAATAGTAGCAGATGGAGAAACATCACCAGGTACAAATCAAGTTAATTTTGATGACAGTGGTGGAGGTTTTGATCCATAAACAATAGGGGACAAAAATGGAAGTAGGTAAAGATACTAAATTTACACTATCTATAGAAACAGCAATTAGCATTTTAGTTACTATAGGTATGATTATAGGTATGTGGTATTCTTTGCAAGCAGAAATAGAACTTGCTAAAGAACTACCAGAACCTGAGGTTTCACGTATGGAGTATGATTTAAAAGATCAAATGATTCGTGATTCTATATTAAACACAGAGGGTAAAGTAGATAAGCTAGAAGAAAAAGTAGATGATATTAAAGAAGATACTAGAGCTATTACTGAAACTCTTATAGACATGAATAACAAATAATGGGGTTTGATTATGAAAAAATGGATAAATACGTGGTTATTGGGTCTTGGACTCTTTACATCATCGCTATTATCGCAATCAGTATCTTTGGATAGTTTTCAAGAGATACAAGCATTGAATATACAAAAATGTGCTGTGGTACAAGTAAATGCTGCATGGAACTATAATAATAGAGTTAAGGTAGAAAAGTTAGCAGATCTTTGTTATGTAGCAGAAATAGATTTGACGAATAAAACTGTAGGTGCAGTTATTCAAAAAGAATGGAATATTAAAGTTGTACCTACTATTATTATTCTTAAAGAAGGTAAAGAAATCGAAAGATATGAGCCAGGTATATCAATGAGATTCGACGAAAGAGAAGTTTTTGATAAAATCAAAAAACAGATAAAATAGATTTATTGATTTATATTATGGAAATTTAATAAGTTTAATTAATGTAAATAAACACGGAGACATAATGTCAAAAGAAAAAAAAGTAGACCTAAGACAAGAAGCTGAGACTAAAATGGAAACATTAGTTGAACAGCACAACACTCTTGTACAGGAATTACAAAGTGCTAACGAAAGATTAGCAGAAGTTAAACAAATGATCATAGAGCATCAGGGATATATGAAAGGTCTTGAAGCTTGTGAAAAAGATTGCGAGGTTAAATAATGGGACCAATATTAGGTAAAGTTCTAACTAGTTTAGGAACAGAAAAACTAATTAAAGCTGTTATTATGCATTTAGGAGATTGGTTAGTAGCTAAGTCTTCTAATAAGCTAGATGACAAGCTTTGGGCTGAAGTTAAAAAAGCTTTAGATAAAAAATAGGGGGTTTCATTGAAACTTAAAAAGCGTGGTATCGTAATACCAGACCAGCATTATCCGTTAGAAGATAGAGCTGCAGTAGAGTGTGTTAAAAAAGCAATATTGAAAATAAAACCAAAGGTTTTTGTAAATCTTGGTGATGTTGGGGAGTGGAATTCTGTATCTGCCTGGAAATATAAAGATAAGAAATTACCACCGCTTGAGTTTCAACTTCCATTAGTAGATGAAGAAATAAGGTTAGTAAATAATGGACTGGATGAATGGGATGAAGTACTTAAAAAAGTTGGATGTAAAGAAAAGTATTTACTCCAAGGTAACCATGATCTCTGGTTGGATAATTTTGCTAATAAATATCCTTACCTTTCTGATTACACTTTTTTCAAAGCGTGTAAAATAAAAGAAAGAGGATATAAATATACGGAGTATAACTTGCCTATCCAGGTAGGTAAGTTAGCTTTCTTTCACGGTGCGTTTGCAACAACGTATCACGCAAAGAAACATTTAGAAACGTATGGAGAGAATGTAATGTATGGACATACGCACGATCTTCAAAGACATACACAAACAAAGCTAGGCGGCAATATAGCAGCTTGGTCTTTAGGGTGTTTAAAAAATATGTCACACGAAGATAATAAGTGGCTACGTGGTAGATTACATAATTGGGCACACGCATTTGCAATTGTAGATTGGTTTACAAATGGTGAGTTTAAAGTAGAAGTAGTAGAAATAATTGACGGAAAAACAACCGTATGGGGTGAGATAATAGATGGAAACAACTAATACTATATCAGATAGCGTAAAAGGCACATCTATAAATAACAGTAGAAGAAAGTATAATTTTACTGCTAAAAAGAAAAAAGTTAAAAAATTAAAGACAATGATGGATGTAACTAGAAATGCCAAAAAAAATATTAAATATTAACAACTTTAGTGGTGGTCTTAATGAAAAGACTACTCCAAGAGACTTAGCACCTAACGAGTTTCAACGTGCAGATAATATGAACAATGAAATTCCTGGAAAGCTAACGGTATTTGGAGAGTCTGTAGATGGACCATATACTGGTAATTTAGGTCCTAGTAATAATTATATTACCGTTTTAAAACGTGGAACTGGACTACATCACGTAAATTTAGATAGAGATGTAGACGATGAATCTGTTGGTCCTAATGAATATTTGTTTGTAAACGATTTTTCAGATTCTGAAGTTCGTATTGTAGATATTACAACAACTGGTAGCTTAGCTACTAAAACGATTGATTATGGTAATAGCGGTACTAACGTAGATATGTATACTATTGATGGATCTACAAGAGTAATACCAGAAGATACTGCAAGTTTAAATACGCCAAAAGTTTTTGAGTATTATAATTACGAAAGAAAGCTAGGAACTACTAGTACTGATGCAATTACTAACACTCAAGAGTTGTATGATACTTCTGATATGTATTTAGCACCTTTGCGTACTAGTGTAGCAGGTTATGATGTAGACGATTTACATTATGCTAACTTTTTTGATCCAACAAGAAAAAGCGAAGTATTTTTATTTGAGAATTACAGTGTAAACAATGTACAGCAAATAGATAATGCTGGTTTATTTGATACTACATCGTCAAGTAGTTTATATGGAGAACTTGATAGTTATCCTAATCATGGAACAGATAAAGGTTCTTGGGCTTTTATGGCGCATTTAACTGATACAACTGCCAATGATCCTGGTGGTAGCATTTTAGTTAGTCAAAGTTATAGATATGGTTTATTTTGTTCTTTAGTTTATAAGTCGCAAGATGGATTAACTCCTCAAGAATCTTCTCCTGTATTTATTGGAACAGCTAAACAGTCTATTACTGCATCTACTGCTGAAGATAAAAATCAAAAATTATATATTCATGTTGTTGGTAGAATGGGAGAGCGTTTAAATAGAGTTGCTGGTTTTAAAGTTTATTGGGCAAGGATTCGTAATTACGTAGATATAGGAGGTACTTCAAACCGTACTGGTGATGTTGGACCAAAATATTTATTATGTGAAGTAGATTACGAGCAAGGATTAAGAATTGGAGGAGAAGACGCTTATTTTCCATTTAGAGTAAAAGATATTACAACAAGTAATAATCATTTTATTTTTCCAGAAGACGGTTGGAATGGATCTGCATTAAACACTTCTTCTTACACTATCTTAAAACCTTTGTCTATATCTTCTTTGTCAGTTTCAGAACCATATACAGGTTCAAAAAAACCTACTGCTTTAGGAAGGCAAGGAACTACTTTTAAAAGTAATGTAATGATAAATAGAAGAGTTTATGCTGGTAATGTTAGATATTATGATGAAGATAACAAGTTAGTTGTAAAAAATGATAGAGTTTTTAAGTCAATACCAAATAAATTTGATTACTTTCCTACTAATAGTTTTTTAGATGTAGCAGTAGAAGACGGAGATGAAATTATACACCTAGCTGCTATTAACAGCAAGTTGTTACAATTTAAAAAGAATAAATTGTTTATTGTAAATTGTCAAAGAGATCTTGAGTTTTTAGAAGTAGAATTAAAGTACAAAGGTTGCGAACGTTCATATCACGTTACAACAGGTGCTGGTTTTGTTGCTTGGTTTAATCGACAAGGCGTATATTTGTATGATGGTCAACGTTTAATAGACTTAGACATATCTAGAGTAGGGCAAAGTCGTTTTACGAGCATATACGACAAATTAGGAAAAAATACAGTAGGTGCTGGATTTTTAGAAAGCAGCATAGGGTATCTACCTGAATCTAAAGAATTAATTATTGCTAATCCTTCAGGTCAAGTATTGAAATATGATATTAAATCAGAAAGTTGGAGTGAAGGTAAAAATTTTGATAGCAATACTAATTCTTCTAATATTGTAACAAGAGCATCAGATGCTGATATAACTAATTTTGTAAATATCAACAACGGAGATTTAATATATGGAATAGAACGCAATTCTAACAATCCTAATGATGGATCTAGATTGCGTAGATGGAATAATGAACCTGCTGCATTTACTGCTGATCAACAAGTTGTATTTAAGTCAAAAGAATTTGATATGGATACTCCTAGTGTTAATAAAAGTATTGTAAATATATATATTACTTACAAACATGGAGAAAATATATTGATAAAAGGATTTGGAGTTAGAATAGACGGCACTGAAGTTGATGATACTTTGGTAGCAGGACAAACGCAAGAATTAACAAATACTAGTGGTGATTTTAAAACACAAAAAATTAAAGTAAGTAATAGTGTATTTAAAAATATAACAGCATTTGGCGTACAACTTTATGCTGATACTTCTGGTACTGTACATAAAGATTTTACTATAAACGATATACAAATTGTTTTTAGAGATAAGGTTGCTAGATGAGAAAAGGTTTTGGATCTGTAGAAGTTAGAAAACCTACAAAGAAAAAAACTAGACAAGGTCATGGCAAACGTACTAAATACGGTAACAAGTTAAGTAAAAAGTATTATAAGAAACGTAAAAGAGGACAAGGGTAATGGCTAAAAAGAAAGATTCTAGGTTAACAAGAGCTGGTGTATCGGGTTATAATAAACCTAAAAGAACACCTGGTCATAAAACAAAATCACATATTGTTGTAGCTAAAGTTGGAGATAAAGTAAAAACTATACGTTTTGGACAACAGGGTGTTACAACAGCTGGTAAAAAGAAAGATGCTAGATCGAAAGCAAGAAGAAAAAGTTTTAAAGCAAGACATGCTAAAAATATTGCTAAAGGCAAAATGTCTGCAGCATATTGGGCTAACAAAGTAAAATGGTAGGAGGACACTATGCCAAAAGGTAAAGGAACATACGGAAGTAAAAAAGGTAGACCACCTAAAAAAAGTAAGAAAAAGTCTACAACTAAATAGACGCAATGGTAAAAGCTATGGCTAAAGGTAAAACTTTTGGAGAGTCTCATAAAATAGCAATGAAGAAGGTAGGTAAATAATGGCTAAAACAGTTAGTTGGATGTGGGGTGGCAAACGTTATAAAGGTACTCTAATAAGAGAAACTAAAACACATAAATTTGCTAGAACACATAATGGAAAAATTAAAAAAATAAAAAAGAAATAAATTGTGAGAGAAAGTATATTAAGTATTTTAAGAGAACAATCCTCTAAAGTCACTGAAGTGGAAAGCTCTATGGAAACACCTATTCAGGTACAATCAGAAGTACCAGATAATAGTGATGGTTTTAGTGGCGATCGTGTAGTAGTAGAAAACGACGCTGGTAGTTTTTTATATATTAAAGTTGCTGAAAGATGGATGAAAACAGATTTGGAGGAAGTATAATGTCGGATAAAGACAACAGAACGAGAACTGCTGCTGATATAGTTGGTGAATCGTCTTTAGCTATAGCAGAAGATACTGTAGAGAGACAGAATAAATTTGCTAATTCTGCTATTGGACAAGCATTGTTTTATGGTACAGCAATGACACAGATGGCTAGATTAGGCGGTCAGGTAGAAAAAACTATACCAGCTATAAAAGAAGGTATAGGAGAAATGACACAATTTTTTAAACACAGAAAAGGTTTTAGGAAAAAATTTGATGCTTTATCTAGTAAAGAAAAAGAAGGCTATTTAGGGTTTAGAGATTATATGCGTCAAAAAAGAAGAAACGTTAGTTTAGGTATGGATCTTTTTGACGCTGGAGATGAAATGACATTTTATGGAACAGATGGTCCAGTATCTGCTGGTACTAGATCTTTAAAACCTTTAGAAGATAGAAACAAATTAAGAGCATTTTTCTTAAACAGTGTAGAAGATTATCAGTTTAATCCTGAAACTGGACAGACAATGCAAGTAAATACTGGTTCAAATGTATTAAATATTGTTGAAGAATCTGCTCCTCCTGCTGGATCGTTTAGATATAGTCCTACTTTGAAATCAAACTTACAGTTGTATAGCGGACCTAATCCTCAAGTAAATACTATTGGTACAGTACCTCAAAACATAACAACACCAGGAGTTGTAAATGCTGGTGGTCCAAATGTAGCTACTGGACAATCACAATCTTTTGTTGGGCCTATTCAAGGAGGACCTAATAGTCAATTTATTGCAAATGCTGGAAACGCTGCAATAAATACTGTACAACAAGGAGCTAGTAGTGCTTTAGATTTTTATAATCAAAACATAGCTGGTAATGAAAGAACAATAGCTAGATCAGCATTTGGCACTGCAATGAACTTGCTTGGTTCAAGGTTTGGGTATAAGCCATGATGATTGATAAAAAACTTAAATTTGATGAAAAGCTTTATGCACATATGAAGTTGCGTGAAGGATATAAGAATGAAGTATATTTAGATACTTTAGGAAAACCTACTTGTGGAGTTGGGCATCTACTTACTAAACAAGAACAAGAAGATTTTCCTGTTGGAACTGAAATAGATGATTACAAAATTAAAGAGTGGTATATGGAAGATATTACTACTGCACTAGAAGCAGCTAAGAAACAAGCAAGTATATTATCTACAGATGATGAACATATTGTTATAGCATTAACATCTGTTAATTATCAACTAGGTAGAAGTTGGACAAAGAAGTTTCCTACTGCTTGGAGGTGCTTGTGTCACAAAGAGTATGATCGTGCTATTGATGAAATAATGTACGCAGACAAGGATTCAGGTAGACATTCACGTTGGTATAAACAAACACCAGTACGTGTAGAAGATTTTGTAACAGCAATAAAAAGATTAAAGGAGATACATAATGGCTAATCGTGATTTTATGACAGACTATCAACGTGGAAATGCTCACGCCTGGGGAAGAATAAGTGGAGAGTCTCAAACATTAAGAAGTGGTTTAAAATCTACAGTAAAACATGGAAGTTTATATAAAAAATTTGAAAATGATGAAAGTTTTCAAAAATTTTATAAAGCTGAAACAACTGATAAAAAAATAAAAGTTATTAAAGATGTTTTAGGTAAGAAAACAATGGCACCTTTTGATGAATATAGTTTTGAAGACTATGATAGATATTTTAAAAAACATATGGCTGTTATGCCTGAAGAACCAGTGCGTAGCAAAGTTGTACAACCGTATGTAGATAGAGAGCAACAAAATTATGATGAAATGGAAGCACGTGTAGATGCAGTTAAAAAACAAGCATCTCAAGAATATGCGCAATATTTCAATGAAATGAATTGGTTAAAAGCTATTTCTCCTAATTTAGAGTTTAAACCATTTGGTAGTCAAAAGGAGGTATCGTAATGGCGTGGGGATATGTAGTAGGTGCTGTCGTTGGTGGCGTAATGGCAAACGCTCAAAAGAAAGCAGAACAAGAACGTAAAAATCAAGTAAGAAATGTAACATCTCAAGGTATAAGAGATTTACAACCATTATATGCTAATTACAGAGCTGATGCTGCTGTTGCAGCAGGATTGCAATTTAATCAACAAAATTTAGCCGTAGCTAATGCACAAAGCGGTTATGATATGGAAATGAGTGGGTATGGTAGAACTAACTTAGCAGGTTTTGAAAATCCAGCAATAGGAGATCCTACTAGCAGATTACAAGCTATAGGTATACAAAATCAATCTAGCTTACTAGCAAACTCGCAAGCATTAGAAAATAGACTAGAAACTTTAGATGCAGCAGAAAGACAGCTAAGAGGACAAGCGTTGCAGAGTGGAGTAGTATTACCTAGTACAGATACAATTTTAGCACAGGGGGAAAAATAATGGCAAATTATCAAACAGATTTTTTACAGGCATTATCTATGGCTGGTAATTCTTTGTCAGGATTAATGAAAGATATACGTGAACCAACCTTTCAAGAACAGTTAAAGTTGCGTGAAGAATCTCAAATGAGATTAAATCAACAAGGACAAAACTTTGCTTTAGAAAGAATGGGCGTAGATCAAGATTATTCTTTAGAAAGAATGGACAAACAAACTGAAGAAAGTTTAGAGCGATATGGTGGAGAAAAAATAATAGATTTTAAAGACACTAAAGATAGGGATGAATATTTTAATTTAAATCCTGAAAGAGCTAAAACTATTCAAGGTATAAGACATGCTTTGGAAATAGGAGATCACGAACATATAGAAAAAAATTATCAAAAAATTATAGACATTAATACAGATATTAGAAAATATAGTGCTGATGCAAATAGCGAAGTTGAAGAGCAAAGCTGGTTAAATTACTTTACTCAAAAATTACCAGGTGGTGGATTTGGTTATAGAGGTACTAATAAAATGCAAGCTAAAAAAGATGATTTTTTTTACGATGCAGATACAAGAAGAATACTAAGAAGAAACGATGAGTTTTACAAACAAGAAAAAGACTTTAGAGAAGTAAACAAAGCAATAGAACAAGCAGCTGGTGTAAGTCCTGAGTTTAGTCAAGAAAATCAAGATATGCAGGGCGGTTTAAATTCTTATTATGGAATGTTTGACTTAAACGATCCTAATCAAATGAATGCAGCGCATACATTTTTTCGTATGCAAAACGAAGGTATGTATGCTGAAATGCTTGTTCAGAATCAAAAAATGACAGCAATGGATGCTATACTTGGAGAAGGCAAAACTCCAGAATTAAGTGTAGAAGATATTATTTCTGGTGTAGATAAACAAGTACCTAGAGATAGATTGTTAAGAAGAAGTCCAGACAATAGAATGGAATATACAGGAGCACAAAAAAATGCTTATGCAAGTTCTTTGGGTTTGGTTACTTTGCAAGCACAATATGCTTTAAAAGATAAGTTTGGTGGTATTAATAGAGACCGTCAAAAAGAAGCGTTAAAGGATCTTGTACAGGCTAAATCTATGGCTGAAAAGTTAATGAAGAATACTAAATTTGGTAACACTCCTAAAGATCAAATAGATAAAGATAAAAAATATTATCAAGAATCTATTAAATTAATTAATACTTGGATGTCTGCACTGCAGCGATAAAAAATGTTCAAGTTAGATAGAAGAATAGAATTACTTCAAAATGAACTTGAAGGCGGTAGAATTGATGAATTTCAATTTGCTATGGGCCTTAAACAGTTCTATGATCGTACGCCTACATCATTTGATACACGTAGTCTGCGTTTTATGGAGACTAAAATTAATGAAGCAGGACTACCTCTTACAGAAGGTAGACAAGGCCGTACTGATGGTATTTTAGCACAAACGGTATCTGGGTTAATTGAAGGTTTTACAACTTTTGGTTTTGCAGATACGCCTGATACATCCGCAGAACGTATAGCTAGTAATGTTGGACACTTAATTGGTTTAGCACCAAGTTTAGTAGTTTCTACTATTACTGGTGGTAGAGCTGCAGCAGGTGTTGTAAGTCGTGGTTTAAGAGAAAAAGCTAGAAAAAGTAAGAATGAACGTATAGCAAAAATTGCTGATCGTTTAGATGAAAGTTCGCAGTCTTGGGAAAATAGCAATCTAAAGATTAAAAAAGGTATGGATGCTATGGCTAGACTTACTAGAATGAAAGGTTCTCCTACTGGCTTTGATCCTCAAACAGGACAACCTTTGTATGGTCTTGTATCTTTTCCTGGCTTAGCAGCAAACTTTATTCAAAAACAAGCTACTAAAGGACTTCACAATAACAATGTAAGAGTCTTAGAGTATATGAATAAAGGGATACTTAAGAGTAAGTACATAGATAAAGGTGCTGTAGAAAACATTGTAAATCAATCTATACACTTAAGTTTATTAATGGCTATGTCTGCACAACCTTTAGGTACTAGAGGCGAAGGTATAAAAGGTATGGCTTTAGCTGGTGTTCATGGAGCTGTAGCAGGTGCAATCTTTGGAGGTATTGGTGAGTATGTAAACATTGGTAGAATGTTAGGTAGCAGCAATAAGATAGTAAGAACTTCTGGTGAAAATGTTGTACGTAGTTTTGCTAAAGCTTTAGGAACACAACCAAATAGAATTGACCAATATAACACTATTAATTTTATTATGCGTGGTGGTGCAGGAGTAGGTTATGGTACAGTTACTTCAGAACTTAATGATTTACCATTAGAAGATCAAATATATGAAACATTATTAGCTGCGTTTTTTAGTGTAAACAGTAGAGCATCTTTTGAGAATAGAGCTACTAGAGATATATACAACTCTATGAATGCAATACCAAGAGATTATAATATGAAACAAGCTAGAAAATGGCTTACCGAACAACCTTGGTATCAAAACGAAACTCCTGAGTATCAAGCATATTGGAGTAGGTATTTAAAAAATATACAACAACAGCAGATAGATTATACCATTACTCAATTTGACGATATTGTTTTGGCTTATGCAGAAACATATAAAGAGTTAAAAGAAAAAGGTATCATTACTCCTGAAATGGAACAAAAAGCTAAAACAGATCGCAAAGCTAAAGAAAAAATATTATCTGAAATGTATGATGCTTTAGATAAACAAAAAGCTGAAGTAGAAGAAAGTATCATAGCTAATCGTACAGAAAAACAAATAGGTGACACAGAACAAGTTGCTAAAGATATTGAACAGAAAAAATTTAGATTAGACTCTATTACGTTAGAAGATGGTAGAACTATTGAATATCAGGTACAAGAAGTTGATCCGTTGTCTGAACATTTGCCTAAACAGAAATCTTTAAAAGATATATTTATTGAAGTTAAACGTAAAAATAAAAGTGCAAGTGTACAAGATTTGCACAATATGTTTAAAAAGACTATAGACGATGCAAATTATGATGTAAACACTTTTGTAAGAGATGTTGTAAAAAAATATAGAATTAATATTAATGAACAACAACAAAGAGATTTAATACAATCTGCGCATTATTTAAAAAACATTGATCGTTTTCCTATATCTAGAGTTTACATAGTAGGTGAAAAAAGTTTAAAACAAGAAAAAGAAATGGATCCATTGCTTGAAAAAGAAGCTCCTGAAACTGATATTTACGATAAACCTATAGGTGGTGATAAAGCAGGTAACTCTACGCATGGTTCTAGCCGTGTAAATAAAAACAATAATTTTAATGCTAAAGAGGGAGATACATTACATTACGATTATGATTATTTAACTACTCGTATATTAGAACGTATATGGGATCATCAATCTAATCAATATAAAAATAGACCTAGAGTTAAAAATGTTTCACCGTTATCTGTAGATATTTTTAGATATATACCTGAAGGTAAAACAGATAGCAAAGGTAAGCGTATTAGGCCGTTAGAATTAGCAGAACATATGACTAATAAACAATTAACTAATATGGCTAAACAGCTAGAAAAAGAAGGTGCATTTATTTACGCTGCTAACGGTGAAACTGGTAGAATACAAGTAAGAGCATATCCTTGGAGAACAGGCACAAAGCTAAAAGACATTAAAGCATTGAATAACTTTTTAATTAATGAATTAAAGATACCAGTTACTAAAGCTAGATATAAAAGTAATATTGCTACTTTAATGTGGCGTATGCAAGAAACAGGATTAATTAGATTAGGAGAAATGCCTACTAAAGAATTGATACGTGAATGGGTTAAAACAGAACCTTATGAAAGTGTAACTAAATTCCAAAAACGTACTAAACATCATTCTGGTATTGAAATGGCCTTAGATCCAGCATATTTTATTGGATATAAAAACATTACAAAAACACGTCAAATTAATACAGAAACTTTTAATCCTAAAAATTTTACAGACATTAAACTATCATTAGATGTTGATGCTATTAACAGATTTTTAAACGATAAACGTTATACAGATATTGATATGGAACCAATATTTGAAAACACATATATTACATTGTATGGTGAGCGTTCTAGTAAAGTTAATAATGATAGATATGCACAATTTGAAAAAGATAATCCTGAGCTAATAAAGCGTGTAAAAGAACATAATAAGAAAGTATTAGAAACTATAGAGTCTAATACATACCGTTTGCAAGACAAGTTCAATGAATTAAGTTTTAATCAACTTGGTAAAATACCTGAGTATGAAGCTTTAAGCAGAATAGATATGAATGTTACTTCAAGATATGACGGTGCTACTTTTAGACATATTGTAATAGAAGATTTGCCTAGTAGTGTAAAAAATATGGGTGAAGCATTAAAAGAAAATAATTCTGGTACAGATGGTGTTACAATGACACACAACAAGTTAGCTGATATTATTATAAAGAATTATGGTTACGATCCTAGAACAGGTGTAATGAAAACATTAGGATTGTTTAGACCTGAATATGGCGTTCAAGGACAAATAATTAATAAGACTGCTGATTTTACTATGGATAGTTATTGGCAAGCTTTTGCAGATAAACATGGTCTAGATAAAATACATTATGCTTCTGGTATTAAAGAAATGACTGGAGTAGAACCAACTAAAGTACGTTGGAATGAAAAAACAAAAGAGTTTGAACTTGTCGGTAAATTGAATGTATTTAAATCTAGAATAGAAGACAACTATTTGAATTTAAATGTTTATGAAAACTTTAATAAAATAGGTAATCAAAAACTATTGCAGCAGGTTATGTCCAATATGAATACTTTTGAAATGGATCCTAATACTGAAATAGGTAGAAATTATTGGAAAAAGTGGGAAGAACTTGTAGCTAAAGCATCAGCTGGAGATCCTAAAGCAACAATGCTTGCAGAAAAAGAATTTGCTGCAGGAAAAGAATTGTCAGGTAAGATAGATGATATAAGTATAAAAGTTTTAGATCATATACTTTTTGAAAAACCTGATAGCAAAGCAGCTCGTAGCATCGTAAAACAAATTTTAGAAATAGAACGTTTATCTGATTTTGATAAAGTAGCTATGCAGGAATGGACTGAATATCGTCAAAATACTTACAATAGACAATTAGTAGAAGAGTATTTAATAGATACTAATTTTGATCCTGGTACTTATTTAAGACCTGGAGTTAGAGAGTATATTAATGATAGAATACAACAATATGTAGCTAAAAGACTTACTAGGCCACGCATAAAGCATTCATATAGCTCTAAATTAGGGTTATATGACGTTTTAATTAGTGGACGTAAGCAAAAGTACTCTAAAGCAAAGAAAGGTCTTGCAAACGACGAATTTATGATGAATGAAGGTGCAAGAGATGTTATTGAAATAACTGTATATGAAGGTAAGAAAAACGAAAAAACAATGACACTTGGAAAGTTTTGGGATACTTGGGTAGATATGAAAGAAAATCCTTCTAGCAAGAAATCACAACGTGATTTTGAAGAGTATGATTTTGTTCGTAAAAATGTAGGTTTTATACGTTCACCTATGATAAGTAATGGTGGTTTTCGTATAGGAGAGTTTGTAGGATTTGCTAAAACACGTAAAGGTATATCATTAATTACAAATGAATACAACGATTTTATGATGTCTGGTGCTGATAAAGACATTGACTCTGCACATATGTTTTGGGGATTACCAAAAGAATTGACTGCTGCATACAAACAATCTATGATACAAGATCAGTTAGTTCGTATTAAAGACGGAAAGAAAGATACTGTAGATTTAAAAGATAAAGCTATTGGTAAAGAGTTAGCAAATGCAGAACCACCAGGTAATAAAAAAAGAGAACAGCATTTAGCAGATATTTTAGATACTACTACTAAATTAAAAAATGGTAAAATTGCTACAATGTCTCAGGACTCTATTGGTTTAATTACTAATGGTGTTAATTTAATTGGTTTAGAGTTAGATATTAATAAACAATTAGAAGATGTTACTCCTCGTACTACAGAAGTACAGCGTGAGTCTATGCGTAAAAATTATTTAAATGCATTCAATGAATTAATTATACATAGAAACGTATTATTAAACAGTTATATCGATGCAGCAGATCTTGCTAATATAGATTTACCTATTGTTGCTTTACGTAAAATGCGTGGAATGTATGAGTGGATGTATGAAGGAGCAGAGTCTGGTGCAATGATGGACAGAAGACAAGCTATTAAAAATATGCACAAATTAGTGTTTGGTGCTAAACGTAAAACAGATATGCCTTTAGACATACAAGAAACGGTAATTAACTATTTAGATAAAACCGATGGTGCTAAATCTTATTTAACTTTAATAGCAGAACAATATAATGGATTGCGTTTAGAGTTAAATCCTTGGAATGTATTTAGTAAAGAACAAAGCGTAGCACTTTTAAAGGACATATCTGCTGAAATAAAAAATCATCCTATATATCGCAAAGTAGGAATAAAAGATTTTTCTGAGCATTTTATGAAAGGATTAGATCCTAAAGAGTTTGACAACATTGTTGAGTATGAAACATTTTTATGGAACAAACTAAATCAAGTTATAGATTTGTCTACTGCTTTAAGAAAGTCTAATGAATTTAAAGAATACGCTATGAAAGAATTAGAAATGACTAATGAATCTGTAGATGATTTTATTACACAGGTTGTAGAGCTTACATTTGAACAGCGTAATAGATTATATCAATCGTTTACCAACGACCAAAAGTATTTTAAAAAACATAATAGACGTTCTTATGGAGACCAAATAGCTTATACCAAAGTAATATTAAGAGAACAATTACAGGAGTTATCTAATAGAAGAAAAGAAGAAGGTAAGCCATTACCAAAAGAAGCTTTTGAAAAAGTAGAAGATTTATTTGATATGTTTTATATAGCGACTCCATTGATTAAATCTGATTTTGTAGGATTTAGAGGAGAAAATCGTTTTAAATTTTTAAAATCAGTAAACAGTAAAATCAATGAATTAGTAAAAGAAAAACAGCAAAAAGAAAAACTTGGAGAGTTTTTTAATAAAGATGTAGAGTTGGAAAATTTATATGCACAAAGAGCTGCATTGCAGGGAGAGTTTACAGGGCAATTGCCTGATCGTGAACAAACTTGGGCTATAAGAGCTAAAAATAAAGAGTATATGTCTAGAGCTAGATATGAAACATTAAAACTTTCTCAAGAATCAAGAGAGAAAAGAATTAAAGAAATACGTAAAGAGTTAGATTTAGATAAATTTGAAGAAGTTGTAATGGACGATTTAAATGCCCCACCAAGCGGAAGACAGTCTAAAGTAGAAAGTGACGGTAAACAAGTTGTACTAAAAACAAAGAAAATGGTTCCCGACTTAATTGATTTAGATATATTAACTGATCCTGCAAAACTTGACGCATTGATAGAAAGCTTACAACCTTTAAAGAAAACGCAAACTCCTCAGTTAAGAGAAAACTTAAAAGAATTAAGAAATTTAATTTATTCACAAACAGCAGTTGGTAATGAAAAGCTCTTGTTTAATCTACCAAGTGAATATGCATTCTTCTTAAAACGTGTAGATAGAGTATCTGATTTTATGCAGAACATAGATGGTACACGTTTTGGTTTCTTTATGAAAGCAATGAATAATAAGTACGGAAAAGAAGATGTGTTAACAAAGATTAAAAGAAACAAAGAGTTGTTAGAAGAAGCAGAAAATACAATTAAAGCAGATATAACTAACGATATTCCTTTAGATACTTTTGACGAGTTTTACAAAAAACGTGTTAAAGAAAATACAAAAGAAGAGTTTATGGCTATATCGCAGCAATATAAAGTGTATGTAGAAAGCTGGGCAAAAGGAAATAAAGATGCAATTAATGAAGTTGCAGATAAAACTGAAGCTAAGATATTAAAAGATTCTGATAAATTTATATATGCATATAATGAAAAAACACAAAAGATACAAAAATTTGCTACTAGAGAAGCTTTTGAAAAAGCAAATAACAAATTTGTTTATATACAAGAGTTAGAACCTTCTAGATTGTCTGAATTAATTACTAATGAAATTAATATATTAAATCCAAGTAGAGCACATTTGCGTGATCCTAAGGGGTTAGACCAGGTTTTAGGTATTTATCAAAGATTAAATAGAGAGATTGCTCCTTATGAACAACGTTTACAATTTGACAGGGTATTAAAATTCAACGAAAAGACTGGACAAATGGAAGAGTATGGTATTAGCGTACCTACCTCTACATTAAAAACTATTGCTGATACAATATACAGATTACACGTAAATGCTAATCAGTTATCAGACTTTAATACCAAGTATGTTGGTTTGATTAAAAAAGTTTTAAATGAATCTCAAAAAGGTTATAAAGATCATGGACCAGCATTATGGGAATATGCAGCAGTTAAACATACACTTGGTAATGATAATCTTGGACCTAAAAAGGATCAAACAACTGTAGAAGAACAAGTAGATTTGTTGAAACGTTTTGATAAAGCAGAAAAAGAATTAAAAAAGATAAAACAAAAATTTTATTACATAGATAAAAACGGAAACAAGGAATTTGTAGATGCTGTAGAATATGCTGATATAATAAGAACTAAAGTAATACAACCTATTATGGAATATTCTTTGAATAGTATGATTAAAAGTAATTACAAAAATATAGATAAATTATTTGCACAACAAAATTTATTCCCTGTAGAATTTTTTGGTAAAAAAACATTGCCAGAAACTCATCCAAAATATTGGCAACAACGTATGGCTCAATTGTTTTTAAATAAACACGGACTTATAGAAGTTCGTAGATTATTATGGTTTGATAAAACAGTTCGTTTACAAGCAGACAAACAAACAGGATTTGATTTACAGAAAAATCATTTTCATTATGACGATGTTGTTTGGATAAAATTTCATTTAAATTTACGTGATCATATACTTGATAAATATTCTGAATACGTAACTAAAGGTGGTTCATTAGATTGGGGTGCATTATCCAGAACCAAAATTAAAGTTGGTAAGAAAACTATAAGCATGGCAGATAAAGTTCGTAAAGATATACAAAACTTTACTGGTAAGTATGGAGAGTGGTCAAGTGAAGTTGGTAAATTTGCTGAAGATGGTGTTTCTGATAGATTCTTTCCACAAATGGGACAAATGGATACTAATTTAAATAAAAAGTTTTTAGAAGAGAATTGGCTACCTTCTGAGAAAAAACGTATTATGGAGAAAAAGAATTACCTACAATTAGTAGATGCTAATTTGCGTGATGATGTAAAAAATAGATTAATTACATTTAAAGAAGCAAAAGAATTAGAATACCAAAGACTAGAGAATAAACTTTTAGGTATGAATAAATACGAAAATCCTTATATAGATTTAGATGCTATGGACATGTTAAATCAAGTAAGCACTAGAAAAGGAAAAAATCCTTATCCTGGTATGGGTACAACAACTCACGCAAGATCACGTTTAGAACGTTCTATGCCTGGCTGGAGAAGTGATGGTAATGTACCATTAGACTATATGAATAGTTTAAGTAGAGGATTAATGCAGAATATAGGTGCAATGTATAGTAGAATTTATTTAGATAAATTTTTAACACAAGCTAGACAAAATCCACGTATGCGTGAAAATGCTGAATTATGGCATACTACAATGATTGATTTTACTAGGGGTTATATGGGATTCCCATCAACAAGAGTTTTAGAAGTGCATGGTGTAACGGCTAAAGAAATGCAGCTATTAAAAGAATGGCAAGCATCTGGATTTGATCAAAGTTGGAAAGTTGGAAAGTTAGATGTTGTGAGCAAAAAACTACTTTATGATTTAGAGCAACAATCTATACCTACTTTAAGTGAACAACGTATGAAAAAACGTCAATTAATTGTTAATGCTTACAAGTCTACAAATGGTAATAAGTTAAATGAGCTACGCAAAGAATTAAAAGATGTTAAAAATGAAAGTCGTAAAGAAGAAATAATAGTTGAAATGGCAAATTTAAAACAAAAAATGTTTGAACTTGTTAAAAAACAATATGCTACTTATCTAAAAAAAGAGACTTTAAAAAACTTAAACGACTTTATTAAAGATGAAAACATAGATAAATTAAATATTACTAAGACACCAAGACAATGGTTTAGTGATGAAAGTGTTGGTAATGTTGCATTGAAGCTAGAAAACAATGTATCTAGTGTTTTTGGTAAAATTACAGGTAAAAAATTATTTCCTAAATTACCAGACGATATACAATTAAGACATAAAGCTTTAGTAGAGCGTGCACAATATATATCAGATCTAGAAGGTAGATTTGAATTGTTATCATTATTGTTTACGCCTAAAGCAGCTATTACTAATGTATACGGAGGTTATCAAAATATTATTACAGATACTGGTTTTGACCACTTTTTTAAGGCATTTGATGAAAAATACCTAATAAATGAAGTATTTAGAGGTCAAAAGTTTAAATTATTTAATAAAGAACTAGGTAAGTTTGAGTTTAGAGAGTTAAAAAATAAAGAAGATATACATGAAATGATTGATTCTTTAGGACTACTAGAAGGTAATTTGTTGCAAGAATTAGCATACATACAAGCAAATGAACCAGTAAATGCTAAAAAGTTTTTAAAAGAATTAGTTAAAAAAGTAAATGCACATACAAGATCACAAAAGTTATTTGGAAATACTAAAGAAATAAACAAACAAATTGATGATTATGTTAATAAAACTGTAAAAGAATTAGCTAATCAGTACGGAGTAAGTCAAGCCGTTATGGATAAAGGTAGTTTCTTTATGTCTACTACAGAAAAACATTTAAGACGTAAAGCGTTTTTAGCACACTATTTGAAAGCTAGAGAAATATATTCTGATCTAGAAGGTAATATAAAAGTAACTGACGACTTTTTAGTAGACACAGCAAGAAAAGGCGTAGAAGGTTCACAGTTTATTTATCACGCTACATACAGACCAAACTTTAGTAATACAGCGTTTGGTAGAGTTATGACACGTTTTCAACCATACGCTTGGAACAGTATAAGACGTAGGAAACAAGTGTTTGAAGATATGATGGCAGTAGAAGGGCATCCTAATTTTGAAGCTAGTAGACGTTTTCAAAGACAAGTTGCTAACGATATGATGACAATGGCATTAGGTACATTGTTTGCATACTCTATATTTGAATATGCTTTAGCACCTCCTATGTCTTGGATGAAAGAGAGTGCGGAGTTTTTATTTGGCGATGAAGAAACTAGAAAAAATGCATTCTTTAGTCAATATCCAATAAGACAATTAGCACCATTACAAATTATTACACCTCCAGCTAGTAGATTTATATTACCTCCTTTAAATGGTATTATAAATGGTGATTGGGAAGCATTTACTAAATACACTTTATGGACTTATGCACCAGGTGGTAGACTTATGCGTGATATGTACAAGACATATAATAATCCTAAATATGCCGTAGAATATCAGACTGGATTACCATATAACAGTTTTAAATGGCATATGGCAAAAGTAAAGCGTCAAGCCGAACAGAGAGAGATTAACGAAGATCCAACGACTTGACGCTGTTTTCATACGGCAACAAATTATTTTTTTAAAATACGCAACAAATCTTTTAACCTTTTTTGTTTTTGTGTCAAAAGATTTATTGCTTCTTCTGTTAATCCTATAAGTTCTTTTGTTTCCTTTAAAAACATTTCTTTTTCTACTTTGTCCATATTTGCTTTCCTTTCGAACCGCCCGCTCATGTTGTAATCTCTTTTAGATTATCTATACATAAATACGAAGACATAGCGACTAAGTTATGTCTTGTTTTAGTAGCCAACCAAACATGTATTTTCATAAGCGGGCAGTTTTTGTTTATGGTAATAAACAACTTTAATCGTTACATTCTTCACATTTTTCTGGTGCTCTAACACCAGTTAAATCAATATCATCGTGATCAAACCTATCTTCGGTTGATCTTACAATTTTATTGTTATTTTTTTCTAATGCAACAATAATCTTCTTAGCTATTGATAGTATAGCTTCAGCTTCTTTCTTGTTCAAATCCATCACGATTCTCCTTTTCAATTTGCAATAATCTTAAGAATCTCTTTAATGGTATTATAGCAAGAGCTTCTTTTCTATCCATACGTGTAACAACTGCATCTACGTCGTCTCCGTGATAGTCTGGATACAACCATTGAGCAACTTTCTTTCTTCGTTTTGCTTGTATTGTAGTATCTTCTACTATCACATCAACTACTTCTGACTTTCCTAATGATCTACCGTCGGAAGCATAGGCACGTTTTGCATACATGCCCATGTCCTTAGCTTCGTTTACTATCTCACGTTCGAGATTGTTACCACGTACTTTATTCTTATGCGTCACTTCCGCCAAGATTTCCTTGCATACTAACGATGTTGAAATCTTCCTCGTATCTTTTAATAGCTTCTGGTGATTCATCCCAGTATCTGAGACCAAATGAAAATTCCATTGGACCGAATCTGGTATCAAACCATAAATGATTACCAAAATTATTATCCATTCTTGTTGAAAGAACAATAAACTTTAGCAAACGCAATTCTGCTTTTTGTATATTATTCTTATCTACATATTGTGCGTTAAACAATTTCTTCAACATATGTATTTCCTCCGTTTATTTGTTTAAATGTCATGTTCGTTGCATTAAATGCAGCTAACATCTTAAATTGACCTTCGTCACGAGATTTTACTGATGTAATTTCTCTAGCTGGATCGTTTCTATTACCTTTAATTAATAGAACCTTATCTGCTTTTTGTACAACATTACTACTACCTTTCAAAGAATGTAGATTAATAACATTGTTAGCTGCTGATGTTTTGTTAAGATGATGTATTGCAATAATAATTACGTTAGTTTTTTGTGCTATTTGTTTTAATGCACCTATAACTACGTTTTGCTTTTCTATTTCACCTTTTACAAAATCAACTTCAACTTCGTCAGTAGTATCTACAACTAGAACTTTTGGTTCATATTCTGCTACTACTTTCTTGATAGAGTCTATCCTTGGTGCTATTGTCATTACTTGTATGTGATCTAACTTATCTTTAATACTAAAGTCTGGATTTTCCTTGTATTGTTGTAAAACCCATTCTTTAGGTTTGTTTGTAGCAATTTGCACAAATCGTCTAAAGATAAGCTGTTCGTTCATTTCTAACGACAAGAACAATGTATTTTGTTTTGCTTTCACAATTAGATCTTGTATGAACGCAGTCTTACCAAGACCAGTATCACCAGAGAATATAACCAACTCGCCAGGACTAAATTGATATGGATTAGAGCCATATATATCTTCTAGCTTGATAGAGTTTTGTTCTAACTGTTTTGTTACATAGGTTCTTAATGCATCTTCTAATGCATCTACACCTTTAATATCTAAGGTATAGTCTTTACGTTTGTAATAAATACATTTTGAATCGCAATATTCTGCCATAATGTGGTCATCACAACCATATTGATAAGAACCTTCATAAACATTTGATACTGTTCTTGTTATTTCTTCCTCGGACATTGTGTTATTTGCCCAGGTAAACATACCATTGAGGACAACTAACATTGGAACACCAGCTCTTTTGTATGCACTAACCATTCGCATTAGTTTCATATTTCTAGAACCTTTCATAGGACCTTCGTTAAATACGTGCTGCATACAAGAAACTACTGATGTAACGTCTGAATCTGTTTTGGTATTCTTGTTATCATACTGAATAGTAGGCGATGCAACAACCATAGATTGTAAATACGGTTCTACGCTTGGTTCTTTAAATAAAGTACTAAAGAAACTTTCGTTCATACTCGCTTGTGTTTTATTGACATAACTCATATAGCTGCCTTCGCTACTTGCCATTTGTTGTACGTCTTCCATACTTAGTTCTGACAATAGCTGCAACGGTATCCATATTTTATAGAGGTTTGTTTTTGTGTTTAACGACCATTTGCATCGAATGATCCTTGTCTTATCATAGATGCTGTCTGCAAAGTCGAAATGCTTATTCATTGTTAGTTTAAGCTTATCGTGTATATCTCTGCTTGGCTGTAAACCAAATACATTCTGTATTTCAATATGGAAACCGCTACCGCTAAACCATAAGTTTATGTCTTCTTCCATTACTCCCTTATCAAACATTTCAGATACACATTGTTGTATATATCCAATAAAATGATCATTAGGTATTTCGCCTTTATCGATGTCTAATATAATGTAATCGATATATGCAATACCGTTGAATCCTTTTACTGAATTTGTATTGTGTACATGTTCTTGAAAGTCTTTACCAAATGTAAAATAAGAACGATACATCTCATTCTTAAATGCATTCTTTGTTACTTTCTTTTGATAGGTATTAACATTAGCAACAGTGTTACGTTCGGATAGACCACCTTCTACTAGTTCTAAAAAGTATTTATCTTCTTCCATCCTTTTATTTTCCCATTAGTTGCTGATTTAACTTCTTTGAGTGCAAATCCCATAAGCTCGTCCGTGAATATATTTTCTTCACGCAACTTTCTAAATGCTCTGGAATATGTACTTGCCGTATGTATTTTGTTATACTTGATTTTACCATAATGTGGTACTTGACTCTCAAAGTTCCAGGTAAAGAATACTTCACCATTTTCTAAAGAGTCAAGCCAATTGATAACAATAGTTTTAGCAGTCATTAAAATGGAAAGTCATCATCATTTACACTTTCTTGAACTTCAGGTACGGCAGGTTCTGATGTTCCTTTACGAAAGTTTTGAGGATAACCTTGTTCTAATGATTTCTTAAAGTCTTTCTCGAGTTGATCTGTTTTATCCCAAGAAGAAACTCTGTTCCAAAGATTGCGTTTGTATTTACCAGTAGACTGATAACTAAGTACTGCAATTTCAGAATCCATTAATACATCTAAATTAATATCGCCAGTGTCTGATACTTCTAAATCTTTACCAGCTGCAAGATACAATGTATTAACTAAGTCAGGATATTTTAAATCCAGGACTACACCATTTGTATCTTTATCATAGTTTTGATTTAAGAATAAATTAGATTTGTATCCATTTGTAGAATCTTCAAGTTCTAATTTAACTGTTGTATCAGTATACTGTGATTCAATTTGTTCTGCTGCAATAATTTTACATTTATTAATGAAATAAGGTTTATTGCCGCCACCTTGCGATGACTTTACCTTAGTACCCGTGATTGCCATATGATACCTCCTTACTTTTGGTCATTAGCGTGATCTTGATTACGTTCATGTGCACCGTCAATTAGCCCTTGATTGATACTTTCAATATAAGTGCTAAGTGCATCCATTGATTTAGCATAGTCTGCTAATTCTACATCTAGTAATTCGTCTTTTTCGAATGGTATTCTAATTAAAACAAAAGTACCAAAGTCGTTTACTATATGTTTTGTCTCTCCAGGTTGCATAGAACCTATTCTATGTTCACTAGGCATTTTCTTTTTTGACATCTTTTGCCTCCTTAAGTTGATCTTCAAAGTATTTCTTAGCTGTTTTTACTCTAGCAACAGTATCATAAAATCCGCTTTCACGTTTTTTAGTATATGCTAGATAAGCTTCTTCGGGAATTACTTGAGCTTTTTCACACTTTTTTGCAAGCGTGTCAATTTCTGTAAGTTCCTTAACTTTAGGTTTGAATACTGATTGTTTTGCCTTAGCATTCTCAACTTCTTCTTTGCTAGCAATGGCAAAATCTGCACCAATACCCATATTGGCCAATGCCCTACCAACGGCGCTCGTCTCGCAATTTTCCATAGCACTCGTCTTATTAACAAAACCAGTATTGTCTCGCTCAGCTGCTGTTCCAGTGAAGTATCTTTCTGGTACTTCGAGTACATTGGGCGTGACTTTTGCTTGGATTCTGTATTCATTGCATTGTTCTCCAGTTGGTGTGTCTATTATTTGTGTGACTTCTAGTACTTCAGTCACTATCATGCCGTGTGGATACATATTATGAAATTCTTTAATACGATCGTTCACTAAGGCATAATCTTTAAGGTTAAATCCCATAAGATTCCTCCGTTTTTTGGTTAGCTTGGACAACCAAATTAGTATTACCAGTTTAATTATCCAAGCATTATTGTTATTATTTATCAGATTTATTTACATAATTACAAGCATATAATATACCGTAACACAATGCAAACAATAGAAGTAATTTCAACATAGACTCCTCCTTAATCTAATAGTTTCATGTACGCTTTAGCATTGTTCCATTTGAACCAATCTAAACCTTTGCGTACAACTTTTTGTGCATCAGGATCCAGAAAATAATTAGGCGATTTTAATTGTGCTCTCATTATTTTTCTGTATACTGCTTCTTCTACTGGTGATAGTTTGTAAGATTCACCACTAAAAGGATTTCTAACATCTAAATCGATGTCTTCATGATCTAGGAACTTACACTCAGACATATCGTATGGAAATTTAGTATACTTTCTTGTTGTAGTATGTTCATAACCATATATGTCAGTGTAAGTTATATTGGTTTTACTCGGACCACTTTCCATGTAAATCCCTCCTTTGATAGTTGATCAAGCAACTTTTTGTGCCATATTTTAGCTTCTTCCTCTGTAGCATAGTTAGGATGAAATTCAGCATTTCTAGCTGCTTGATAGTGTTTAACTGATAGTATTTTAAGTAACACTATATAGTTTGGATCTGGATGACTTTCTGCTACTGAAACGACATAATGTTTATTCATCATCTGGTGCTATTGTACTAGTAATTTCATTTATTACAATTTCCAATGGTTTGAATTTAGTTCTTACTGGTATTGATGTATCTTCATAATCATTTTTATCTACATCTAAGTAAGTTAATTCAGACATCATCCATTGAACACCGTCCCAATAGTAGATATATTCAATCCATACATCTCCTTGTGTCATACGAAAATACTGTTTTATATCTTCATATGAATCGTATTCTTCTTTTTTACCCATATATTCAATATCAGCATCAGATATAGAACGAATAGATTTAAGTTCTATTTCATCTACTTGTGATTGAGTATTAAAATGATTTAGTAATTCATAACCAACTCCACCTATCATTTCGTTAGTTCTTACAAAACCAGGATAACCGTCAAAGTGACAATAAACTGCTTTTACTGTTTTAAAACCTTCTTTATCGGTTCTTTTAAATACGATGTTTGATCTTGTTGACATTACACACCTCTCTTTCTGCGTATTGATGTTACCATACTACCTTTACCGTCTTGGACATACATAAATTCATATCCTAAGTCTTCAAGTAAAGCTATTTGATCTGTTATTTTTCGTTGTGCATCTAAGGCAAGTTCAGATACGCTTCTATCATCTAGCTTATCTAACTCTTGTCTAACTGCATCCATTTCAGATAGTTTACCCATTTGTTACTCCTTCTACTTCGTTTGCTAAATTATTGATTTCATCAACTTTGTTAGCAATCATTTGTTTGTTGGCTTCAACTTCAGCTTCTATCTCTTTTTGTCTCCACTCTGCTGTTTCCATAACGCCTACTGGTAATATTCCGTCTGGTTCTATGAAAACACTTTCGCCATTACCTATGTCTACTTGCATAGATTTTTCTCTTCCAGTGTTCCAATGTAAAGCACCAGGACCATTACCTTCGTCGTCCATAGATACAAATATTGCGACTCCACTATCTAGTATTAATACTAATCCAGTAGTGTTGTCTTTATCCCATTGTTTCCACAGGATGTGTTCTATTTTTTGTCCTTGCAATAAAGCAAAAGCTTTCTTGTGCCAAGCTTCTGTTCTTTGCATTGTTTTCTTAATGTCCTCCATTATTCATCTCCTTCCATTCATTAATCCATTCTTTAATAATATCTATTTCCTCATTGAACTCGCCTTGCATTGTTATTTCGTCAAGCGTTTCATCATCACCAATATATTGTTCTACTTTGTATATTCCGTGTAACCAGAACCAAGTTGAACCAGATTGTGCGTGTTCAAGTTTTTTACCTAAGAACTCTTTTAGTTTCATTTTTCTACTAATGTCCTCCATTGTATAGTCCTCCCCATTTATATTGGTTTATGTGATTTTGGTATTTTGGTTCTTTGCCTAGCATTACATCGCTAAATGTACCAAGATCTGCAATATATATATCATTTTGAGAACCTCTGATATACCAATTGTATATTTCTTTTACCATTTTTTCAAATTTGTTTTTATACTCTTTTTTAAAAGTATGTAAAGAATATTTAGCTTGTATTTTACATCGTTTACAAGTGTAAGTATCTCTTTCAACCATAGTATAAAAACTATCGTATACTTCTTGATATGTTAATTTATCATTCATGCTCTTTCTCCATCTAATATTTTCATATATTTATCTTTATTGCCATTGCAATCTTCTATTACTTTTTCTTCCCATTCAGATTCTTTTAATGGATAGTCAAAGTTTCCGCAGCAATCTCCTGCATACTCTGATTCTACTGCATTTTTACTGTAGTCTTGTTTACCAGTATTCATATTTACAAATACTTTTTCGTATACTGCATCACTACCGCACCAATTGCATACAAAATATTCCTTGTTTTTTGTCAAGTTATTAGGATATAGTTTTTTTGTAATTGGTTTAAATATCTCTCCCATTTCTTCATTCATTGCTATTGTCCTCCATTTTCCAATATTGATATATCCATTGGTCTTTGTGTTTTATTACTGAGTTATTTTCTGTAAACAACCACCAAGCTCTTCCATATTTCTTTGAAAACGCTTCACGTTCAGCAATACCTTTTTTTGACCAAGGATCATTAAACTTCATTTTTTTCATTCTTTCTTGTATTGTTTCTGGTTCTTTCAAACCTTTACGTTTTTTCCAAGCCATTTCTCTGTTATTCATTTTTTCTCCTAATTATAATTATTAGTGCAAGAATGGTCTGCCGTGGCGGACCTAGCCACTGTTTTTTATCTTGCACTAATATATTTTCAGAACTGAGGCAACTATACCCACTAGTCAGGCTTCCATGGACCTTATATAAGACTCGCCTATTTTGAATAATGTTGTTGCCTCTATTCTGATTTAAGCCACTCAGGAACTTGTTTAATACAAGGAACTGTAATGTGACTATAGTTCACTTGGTCGTTTACCGACCTTCATCATCCAAGGTTCTAATGACATATGCAATAACCAGTCTGACATTGAAATAAGTTGACCTATGTCTTCTACGACATGTTGTTCGCCTATTTGTCTTACTGGTACTTGTCTGCCATCAGAATTGGTGATGTATTTACCAAATACGTCAATACACCAACCAATACCTTCTGTATGATGTCTCATTGATCTGTGAGTTGGTAATGAACAACCACGCTTAGAATCATCAAACCAATGATGAATCTTAATGTAGTCGTCTACTGTACCACCCCATTTCTTTACACTGCTTTTACTATGATAAAGAGGATCCATTACTCTACCTCTTCAGTTTTACGTTCTACTTTTTCGTCTAACATATCACTAATAAAATCGTGTAATTGCTTTAGTTTTGGTTGATCTTTCTTCAAAGAAATATCTAATTCAACACTTTCGTAAGATTTTTTCTTAGGAAATATATCCTTCAAAAATCCTTCAAATCTTTTTGAAAGTGTTTCATCTAATATTACTTCTGTTTTCTCAGACTCCTGAACCATTACATTTGTTTCTTGGTTAACATTGAGTTTAACTTTGTTATTATCAAACTCTACTTTAAAGTAGTTTTGACTACCATTATTGTTTTGCCAACCAGGATGCAACATTTGATAAAATGCTTCATCAACATTTTCCCATTCGTCTTTGCGTACTCTTGGATACATTAATTGTAAAATTCTTGTATCAAAGTGTGTAAATTCATCATATACATATGATTGTACTCTACGCAATGTAATACCACGTTCACCAGTATTAGGTACTGTTGTAATTTCATGTATTGACCATCCTAAATCCAAAACGCTTTGAACAACGCCATTAGACCAATCTTCTAGATCCATAGTAGCAAACGCTTCTGGTTCCATATCTATAAGATATTGTTTGCGTTCTTCTATGTGTTTTCTTAGTCTTCTGGTATTTTCATCACTTTCCCATAACGAATAGTTAATTACGGTTTCTGGATTTACGTTTTCACCGTGATGTGTGTGCATATAAAAATGTCTCATTATATGCGATGGATGTATTTGCATACCATTTTCATCACGAAATTCTACGTTTTCCAAACAACCGTCATCACCGTATCCGTTGTATTCAAGTTTGATACTTTTAATATTAGTATGTTCCATAATTGATTTAAACTTTTCGTGTAATTCAATTTTAGTTGCATAGTTTCTAAACATATCTTGTACACTACTAAGTTGGTTCCAACCATAACCGTGCACCTTTTTTGGTGAACCGTCTTTGTTTGAACCAAGCGTTTTCTTCATAGCTTTACCAAACTTAATTTTAAGCTTTGTAAAGTTTACATCATTCCAGCTCATTATTGTCTCCTCTTTGTTTTACTTTGTAACTCAATTAACATTGCTGCAAGATATACTATCATATCTAATGCCTCTTCGATAGCATCTTGCAAGTGATCTCTTGTACCGTCTAACGGTACTTCTTCTCCGTGCTCTATAGCACCGTGTTGAAGTCTTTCTTCTATTAGTTCAAGTATTGTTTCGTTATTACTTTTTTTAATACCTAACCAATGTAATATTTTTTTAATCATATTATTTCCCTTTTAAATCGCATATAGCGGCAAGAGAGAACCGCTATACACTATCTTGTTCATCTATTGACTTCCCAAGAATAAAAAGAAGGCTCATAATCGCCTTTGTTAGCCTCATCTTTTAAACTTGGTTTTTCACTCTCTTGAACATCGTTCATTACTGATTTTGATAGCATACTTAAACTATCATCACAACATTCTTCTTTGACTACAAAGTTGTATTGTTGTTTTTCATAGTTATACTCGCTTTCTGCTATCGTTACTCTACATGTTGAACATACTACTCGAAGTGGTTCTTTTTTCATTTGTTCACCACCTTGTAGTATATTGCCCACATCAAAGGTTTTGACATCTTGCTACACACTACATTTAACGCTGGATCGTATGCGTTATCTGCTTGTTTTTGCAATGGTTTCAAATCAATTTTATATTGATGCTTAAACCAATCGCTAAATAGTGTAGAATGCTGCAACTTTGTGTGATATATTGCTTTTTTAGTCATCTTTTAGCACCTTTATACTAATGGTTTTAGATTTAACATTAACATAAGTATCTATTACTTCATTGAATGGTTCGAAGTCTAGTGTGACTTCATCATCAAACTTTAGATTTATGTCAATGTTCTTTGGCAATGGTACATGTTTCTTTCTAGGTTTTTTATCTTCTTTTTTACCAGTCATAAAACAACTCTTTTCTTAGTTGCTCTAAACTGTCGTATATCATTTCCCCTACTTTTAGGACAAACAATATAGTTATAAAGAAGAAAAACCATAAAGATAAGTCTAGTGCTATAGACGATATGGTATTCATATACTCTGCTGTAAACATAGAGTATTTCGTATCAAATCGTACAAATAGTACTATACTTGTTACTATTGTTGCTATACTAAGTATTAAATACTTGAGTACATTCATTAGGTAATTATTAATGCAAGCGTATGCAAATCCAGCGTTTTTACCTTTGTACGCTGTCTTTATTTTCATAGCATATCGCTTTATGTAGTTTACGGGCATTTTTGCACCTCTCTTGTTGTTAATAAAAATCTTTGCCGACTAACATTGTGGATTAACTGATATAGGTATATTGATATGATGTTGTGATCTGTTGTGATATTAGTCGGCATAAGTTATAATAATTATTCCTTAAACCAATGGCAAGTCGTTTTTCCATACGGCAATTCTAATGATTTAAAAAGTTTTTCGATGCGATAGCACCGATGGTTGCACTATGGTACCAACATTTCTGCTGATACCATAGTACTGTTAGATTAACGATAATTATACTTCATCGTCAAATTCTAACTCACCAACATTATCGTTGGTTGGTTGGACATACAAGGTTATCAGATTAACTGATTCATCCTTATTGTATGGATAAGATTCATACGCAATAGGATTACCTTCGCCGTCTTCGGTGATAACTTGCAAATTCTTTAATGCAAGGTATTTCTCTAATGACGGACGGAACATTGCACTCGTCCAACTGTCGGATCGTAAGGTTATCAGATAGATAAATCTATACTTCTTATCAGAATATAGTTTATTCTGGGACTGAAGTGTTTTACCGCTGATAGAACCTAATGTGACATTCTCAGCAAGGTTATTGCGAACCTTATCACTCTTACAAGTAGTAGTGGTTGGACGCATCTTAGTGTTTACTAAGTAATCCTTGATGCTAATGTCACGACTATTAAGCATAGTCCACGCATCTTTTAACATTATTTGATTAGACATTGTTAACTCTCTTTCTTTTGTTTTATTATTATTAGGGGGCTTGCCCCCGAAGGTGCAGCTACGCCCGTTAAGCAAATATTGACTTAGAAATATTCAAACGAATATTTTCAACGATATTGAATATGAAAAGTCAATATTTGTAGGGTGTAGGTGTTATATATACCACGTACACGCAATCTAGGGCAATTTTTTAAAATGATTGCAAGGTAGATAAAAAAATGATTAAGTTAAAATATGAAACAGGTAAAAAAACTAATTACGTTTCTTAAAAAGAATAAAGTTATGGAAAGATACAATAAAGATAAAAACAAATGGGAAGAGGTTGAGTTAGATCTAGGAGATGAGGAAACCTTTGGCTTAGTACAAACAATGTCTGCAGAATTAGACATTATGGTTACTATAGAAGAAATGGAATTAGGAATTAAACCTAACAAAAGTAAGATGAACTAGTGCAAGGTATAAACGTATATATATACGTATATATAAATGTACATTTATACATACATTTATGTATTGCTATATTATAAACGTTTATGATAAACGTATGAAGCAAAAAAAGAATAAACCGACTTTAAAAGAAGTTGTAGGATTAATAGGAATACTAGCTAATCAAGTAGAGCAATTGAAAATGCAAATTTGGAACGGCGATAGGGCCCTTGATCTATATTTAGAGATGAAAGGCGATAAAGAAGACTTTAAAAAATTTTTGGAAGAAAAATTCCCTATAGATGATAAAGATAACAAAAAGACTGAAGAAAAATAATTTTCAGCCAAAACAGTACGTAGTGTATACTACCAAAGATAAAAGTATACCTGAGTATGTGCATTGGCAAGAGTGCGATGAAGACGACTGGGGAATTAGCGATGATGGATACATTAGTAAGTGTATTTATCGCAATGTGTACAAAAAAGGGACGCTAGTGACGTTTCCGTACGGTAGGCAATGGTTAGGTAGCAAGAGACGCTTAGAATTTGAACCTCACTGGCGTTCTGGCAATTTAAACAACGTTTCTACTAAACCGTACAGTGAAATAGAAACACGTTCTAAAAGAGCAGAGTTAGCAGTAGATGCATTTGTTGCATATAAAGTAGCGGGGGAAAAACCTGATATGGAACAGATTGGTAAGATATATAGACCAGATCAAGCAGAACCGCATATAGCTGCAAAAAGATTATTTAAGCTGAAGGAGACAAAGCAAATGATAAAAGATAAGTTACAAGAGGTGTTAACTGAAAAAGGTATAGATGAAGGATATGTGCTAGATGTTATGAAAGACGCAGTTACTGTAGCACAAATGAAAGAAGATCCAGGAAATATGATACGTGCAGCAGATAAGTTGTCTGAGTTTTTAGATATGAAACCGCAAAAGACTCAACAAACAGAAACTTTAGAAATGGATATAAGCCATCAAATATCAAATCAGTTTGAAACGCAAAAGAAAAAGTTAAAAGCTACACAGACTAGAGAGATAGGCGATGGAGAAGAAAATAATACTAAAAGGTAAAGAAGATAATATTCTAGTATTTTTAGCTACAATGGTACAGGTAGCAAAAGATATGGAATTAGAATTTACTATTATTGTAGATGAAGGATAAAAAACAAGACATTATAAAAGAAATGCAACAAGACATGTTGTTATTTGGCAGAATGGTAATGCCTAATATGTTTAGTAGTGAGTCTCCTCCATTCCATTATGATCTCACAGAACATTTATTAGACAAGGAACGCAAACAAATAAATATTATAGCTCCACGTGGACACGCTAAGTCTTCAGTAGTTGCTGGTATTTATCCCTTGTTTCATTTAATGTTTGACGAAGGCATAAAGGTTATTGTTCTAGTATCTAGGACACAATCACACGCTACTAAACTATTAGGTACCATAAAAGATGTATTAGACTATTCTCAAGAGTTTAGATATTTTTTTGGTTACTGGGGAATGCAATCAGCACGTAAATGGACAAACACAGAAATAGAATTAAAAGATGGTAGCGTTATTATCTGTAAAGGTACAGGACAGCAGATACGTGGTATTAAACATGGAAATCAACGACCTACTCTTTTAATACTAGATGATCCAGAAGATGAAAACAATACAAAGACAGCAGAAGCTATGGAATACAACTTACGTTGGTTGTTGCAATCC